GAAATCCTGATTGACTGTATGTTTGACACGATCTCGCTCCTCTGCTCTCTTAGCATCATTCCATTTATCCAGCGTACCTACGAGATAACCAGTAATACGACGAATACGCTCGAAAGGTGAACCATCTTTTTCAGTTCGTCCACAACAAGGACAAGTGTCGTTAATGATTCCGTTGTAACCGCACACAGGGTCACGGTCTACAGGATGATTGATGGAACCATATCCAATACCCGCTTCTTTCATGTGACGAACAATTCGCTCGAATGCAGCAAGGTTCTTAGTAGGATCGCCATCCAGCTCGACATAGGAAATATGACCAGCGTTCGTAAGAGCATGATAAGGTGCTTCAATATCAATCTTTTTGATTGCAGGGAGATTGTAGTAAACAGGGACATGGAAACTATTGGTATAGTATTCACGGTCAGTAACTCCCTTGATTTCGCCAAACTCTTTTTTATCAGCTCTGAGCAGACGACCGGCTAAGCTTTCAGCAGGAGTAGCAAGACAAGTGACATTCATACCGAGTTCTTCGGACTTCTTGTCACAGTAGTCACGAATATAACTTACAATACGAAGACCAAGTTCCTGAGCTTCCTCGCTTTCGCCATGATGCTTGCCTGTAAGGGCCACCAGACACTCTGCAAGGCCACAGAAGCCGATAGAAAGAGTACCGTGTTTTAACACTTCTCGCACTTCATCGTCCGGACCCAGCCCGTCAGAATCCATCCAGACGCCTTCTCCCATAAGGAATGGGAAGTTACGAGCTACTCTGGAAGCTTGAATTTCATAACGGTCCAGAAGCTGCTCCATAGTCTTATCCAGCATACCATCGAGAAGCTTGAAGAACTGATTTACATCTTTTTCTACCACAATGCCCAAACGAGGCAGATTGATAGAAGTGAAGCTCAGATTTCCTCGTCCAGGTGCAACCTCACGAGTAGGATCATAGACATTGCCCATAACTCTGGTGCGACAGCCCATATAGGCCACCTCCGTTTCGGGGTGTCCGTACTTGTAATACTGGAGATTGAACGGGGCATCGATAAATGCGAAGTTCGGGAACAGTCGCTTAGCACTTACTCGCATAGCCAGCTTAAACAGGTCGTAGTTCGGGTCTTCAGGATTGTAGTTAATACCTTCCTTGACTCTGAAAATCTGAATCGGGAAGATAGGTGTTTCGCCCTGACCCAGACCAGCCTCGGTAGCAAGCAGAAGCTGTTCGACTGCCAGTCTACCTTCCCAAGATGTATCGGTACCGTAGTTAATTGAGCTGAATGGAACCTGTGCACCTGCTCTGGAGTGCATCGTATTCAGATTATGAACGAAGCCTTCCATAGCTTGATAAGTGTCACGAGTAGTCTTTTTCATTGCATAATCCATGACCCAATTTTCTACAGTATTGTAATCCGCATCAGACATGAGATCTTTACAAATATCACGACCCTCGGCAAGATACTTGTTGTAGGTATAGTTAACTCCTTCAGCCATAGCGTAGTCGAAGTCAACTACGGACTGACCTCCGTGCTGGTCATTTTGATTAGACTGAATTGCAATAGCAGCAAGAGCAGCGTACGAACCGATACTCTTAGGTGCTCTCAGATGTCCGTGGCCAGTATTAAAACCGCCTTTGAACAGCTTACGAAGCTCAATCTGAGTGCAAGTAGTAGTCCATGCATAGAAGTCCAAATCGTGTATATGAAGCCACGCAGACCTGTGAAGATCCGCAATCGCAGGCTTAACCAAATAAGTAAGGTTATACTCCTTAGCTGTATTGGCACCATATTGAAGCATTGCACCCATAGGTGAGTCGCCATTGATGTTGGCATTATCTCTCTTCAAATCACTGTCTTTAGCCTGGAGAATAGTAATACTATCAAATATAGACTTCACTTTCTCTCCAAAAGAATTCTGCATATGAATACCTCCTTAAATATCATTTGTTGCGCGATGGAGGCTATGCTCCGTATCGAAACCGTCCGGATAGCGGGCACACAACTTGTCCACATTCATCTGCATGATAGTTTCCAGATCATAACCAATAGCTTCAGCACTCAGCGCCAAGTACCAAGCAATATCACCAAGTTCCTTCGCAATATGCTCCTTATCGAGTTCATGCCCCTGGAACAGATGCTTTTTCAAAATATCAATGCACTCACCAGCCTCACCATTCAAGCCCATAATGCCATTCTCAAGCTGCTGGAAAGAATTCAGCGACTTATTGGCAGTGCGAAGTGCATTCTTCTGGTATTCGTTAATCGTCATAGTTAGATTCTCCTTCATATAGGGATAAAAATAAGAGCCAAGGTTTATTCCTCAGCTCTTATCGTTAGTTTACACTACACCGTTTCTAAGTGTAGCAGCCTCCGGTTGATGATACCGGCAAGTGACAGTGATATCACTTACACATTCATAGTTGACAACCTTCTTCATTTTTGTTACATGGCTGCCATTTTCATCAGGTTCATGCACTGTCGCGTCGTTAACGGCTTGTACCACTTTAAGAAAATCATCTTTATGTTTACAAACAGTATGATGCACGCAACGAGTACAAGATGTTTCTTTTACCGCATCAACCATTATTGTTCTCCTTTCTGCGGAAGAGTTCTTTAATCTTCCATTTGATGATGTACCAACATTGCTCTAAGGCACCAACTTTTCTGTATCCCAATTAGTCCACATCCTTGATACCAGTGATAAGCTCACTGTAAGGCAGCTCCTCAATCCAGTTACAGAATGTATGCCACTCATCGAGCTTGTGGTTTTTACGCCACTTGTAAATGTTAGCGAGGACCTCATAGTTCAGCATGATGGTACGCTTCTGATTGTAGCAGGTAGGAAGCATCTGAATCATCTGCCACCAAATATCCTTCTTATACTTTGCATAGCATTCGTCAGACATCACAGTACAAGAATCAATCTGCTGATCGTTTTTGCTGACAAATAGTGCTCGATGCATATTAAGAAGATTGACTGTATCCTCCAGCATAGATTTAGATTGCTCGGTCAAATGCTCGACAGAGAAGTCGTCCATAGTGAATTCCTTGGAATGGATCTTGTGCATGGTGCTGCAAGAGTTGCAAACCGTACCGACCTTGTAAGTATCAAATTCTTTCCACCAGTAGAAAGGAGCGTTGACCGTAAGATATACGATCATCATGCGACGATACTTAGCATGAACAGGACCACCGTCTGCAAGGCTCTCTGCCAACTTATGATCGTTGTCTCCCATAAACCAAGCGAAGTCAGCAGTTTCCATAGTCTCTTCGTCACAGATGTGAGTGGTATAGCTGTCGGAACGGTCCCAACTATTCTTAGGATTGCGCATACCCTCAATAATAATTTCGTACTGTGCAGGAGACATAGTTACGAATTTTTCAATTTTCAGCATTGTAATTTTTCCTTTCTTAGAAATATAAAAAGTGCCCTAAACTGCTTTTACACAATTTAGAGCACTCTTAGTTGCCGTGTATTAGTATTCCAACTCGGTAATCTCGTCCCAAATTTCCTCTAAGGATTTACCGTCAAAGAAATTTGCATTCATGACCTTATCGATAGAATTGACGGTCATCTCGTCGGAACCATACCACATGTTGAACTCGTTCTTAGACAAGGGATCGATACCACAAGACTGACCATTGTATTCAAAGGTAATGTGACTGGTCAGCTTTGCGAGATAATCCTTAACCTGTGCAATAGTCATAGAATATCACCATTTTCCTTTCGTTCTTCATCGTTTAATTCTCGAATAGGTCTGCCGACTAAATTTCCGGAATCATCGTAAATATAATCATGAGCGTGTTCACCATGTTCGCCGTAATCATGCGACTTAGGATGCCCGTGGTCATTATTACTGATTTGTTTTGTCTGCTTACCAGATTCGTCATAATAGTTGCGGTCGATACCGCCTTTTTTATTGGTAACTTGGGTTATGCTGTTAGGCTCACCAGTTAATTCCGTACGCTCAACCTCAATTATACTCTTTTTAGCGGCATTTTTCAATCCGTTGGATTTAGAGCGATTAAGCGGATAAGGCGGACCATTTCTTACACCCCATTTCTGACCCTTGATGCCATGATGAGCGAGAACATTATATCCAAGTCGTCCTCGGAGTTCCCAAAGAATATCCTCGACAATTTCTCTGGTTTTAGGAGCGAGCTTGATATAGGCAGAGTGTTCATCATACCACGAGAATATCTCACTCAAATTGCCTTTGAACCAACTGAAAGCCCACCAGTCACAAATCATTTCGAAAATATAATTGTGCGGCATCTCCAGGCAGATTTCTCCCTCGCCGGGGTCGTCATTGATAAGCACCCAATATTGCCAATGATGAGGATTGCGATGGATATGCAGAAGCCATGCTCGTCTGAACGCTTCTTCTACAGCAGGAGTTTTTTCACCGTAGAAGTAAGCATCATAAGCCTCGTATTCATCCGGCTCAGTTTTAGACTGATCGTGAGCAAGGATATTGTTACCAACACCATCAGGGTACTTCTCAAAGAGTTTTGGCAGATTTGTATGCAGCCAAATATAACCTCTTTGAACATTGCTTTTATGTTTTTCTAAGTAAGAGTCATATTCTTTACTCACACTGTTCCTCCTTTCGATAAGTTTCTTCGATACGAACCTCGACATTATCAGGAACAATCTGAGCATCGCAATAAGGTGGAAGAACAACCAAACCAGTTTTCATAGACTCATGAATATACTTAGTCAAACCATTCATATCTTTTCCGCTAAGAAAAGCATTTACCTTAATTACGAGCATATCAGCCATTACTTGTCCTCCTTGACATAGCGATCAAGAATCTTCTTTACCTTGGTGGTAGAGCCGAACATCTTCTTAGTGACGGCAGCACAGAAACCGACATACTTATCGTAATGGTCGCCCTCACCACAAGTAGCAATGGTTTTAGTACCATCCTTCCAGAGAATGATAGTCTTTGGACCGCTGAAGATAACCTGCTTGATTGCATCGTCCACGAGAACACTTGCATCAGGAATCACAGCAAGGTATTTCTCCTTAAACCAGAAGACACCGTATTCGCTATCAGGATTGCTATAACCCTGAATCTGAACACCGATCTTGTCCTTATAATTTTTACGAACTACGCCCACCTGACCAGTGAAACGGTTAGCGTAATCAGCACCCGGCATAATAGCCACTTTAGTACCAGCAGTAATCATAGTTTTTCTCCTTTCAAATTTTACCCATCAACTGGGGCATTTTGCGAACCCAGAAAAGTCGGAAGCCGTCCTTAACAATAGGCGTAGCACTATACTTATTCTCGAAGAGGCGTACAATAGCATTCCACTTCTGGTTCATTTCCTTAAAGATAGGGAAGGTGCCTGCATCAGTCTTGACATGGCGAACCTTCAACAGATTCTGCACTTCAGAGTTCATCTCGTTCAGCATCTCAGCGATAGCAGTAGAGCATTCATCCGGATCGGCAGAGGCGAGAGCCTTTTCGTACTTAGCAAAATAGTCTTTAGCTTTCATAAACAATTCTCCTTTACAGAATCCACATAATAAATTTCACAGTGATAGCGATAACAATCGCAGCAACACACATACAAGCGATAAGGCCTAGAGCTTCACCAACCACCTCAGTGAGTCGGCTTCGATTAGACTTGCGAGTCTCGATCTGTCTAGGGGTCGCATCGTATACTTTTGCTATTTCTTGATTTCTCATTTTTGTGAACCTCCATTTTTTGTGGTGATGAGTTTGTTGTAAATATCAATAGCTTCTTGCCCTTGGAACGCATTGATAACATCGACTTTGCCTTCTTTTTGTCTACCTACGATAAGAACACCAGTATCTGTTCCTCTCGTAAAATCAACGCTGACAAGCAAGCATTCATTAACATTCAAATTAGCCATGATTTACCTCCTTAAGTGCTTGCTCCGGTAATAGGACCAATCTGTTGAAGATACTCAATTATGGCATTGATTTTATTAACGAGTTCTGGGTCATCAATTTCATCTGCGATAGCAGTTAATTCATTGATTATGTTTTCACCTTCTGTGAGATCCAAAATATAAACTCCGCCATTATAAAAGGAGGACACCTTAAATGCTAACAGAGTTGGATCGTCGATGTAAATCTCGGACAATTCGCCTTGATAATAGGAAAGTTCCACAGGGCTCATAAGGCTATAAAAACCATCTTCATGTGCACGAATGCCAATATATGCGACATCGTAAGTAATGCTTTCCGATTCATCTTGCGAAACGGTAGCAATATTTTCGGGTTCTTGCTTCTGACAACCTGTAAAAGCTAAAATCATAGACATGCTCAAGAGCACAGCCAATAATTTTTTCATGTTTCTTTTCTCCTTTCGGTTAAGCAGCCTTAGCAGCGATTCTATCAGGTTCGTACTTAAGCGTACTCTTAGAGTAGCTGCTTACATACTTGGTTTCATTGAAGTTGCGTTTCTCATTCAAAGCTCGACTAATAGCCAAGTCGATAGCAGAACGAGATTTCAGATGATAGTAGTAGAGATCTTTGAAAGGCGTATTAAGCCTGTCCGTTCGACCTGCTGACTGCTTCATGATTTTGTAAGAGTAATTCTGTGAGTAGAATACAATGGTATCGGTAGTAATGCAGTTCCAGCCCTCAGCTCCGGCGTTATACTGAACCAGATAAACCCAACTATCTCCAGTTGGAATAGGCTGATGTTTGTGACCATTCCATTCTGCGATTTCAACATTCTCCCCATAGTAAGCATTCTTGAGAATATCAAGCTCATAATCAAAGTTGTAGAAGATAATCATCTTTGGATGTTTTTCAAACAGCTCCAGAAGAACGACCAAGCGAGAATCATCTTCGTTTACAATACGACGCCAAATATAACAAAGCTCACTGGCAGTAGCGATAGGTTCGTTTTTATACGGATTCCATCGTTTTCTACCAGCATCTTTATACTTAGCAATATCGTACTGGACATATATATCCTCATGATGCGAGCAAGTTTCTCTTTGAAAGTCCATCTCAACGAGAATAGAGTTACGCAGTCGGATGAGTCGACCGACACCTACATATCTGTCCACTTTCGGGTATTTACCATTTACCCAAGTCATAATCATATGTTCGTTCTTGAAAGCTGTGCGGTTCTTATAGAAACCGTTTGCCACAAAGACAGGAATATAATCTTCCCAAGTATCGCCGGGAGTAGCAGACAGCAAAATCCACTCATTGAATTTGGCGATTTTCAGAAATGCTTTTACCCATGCTCCCGATCCTACAACACGCTGTTCATCAAATATAAAGAAAGCATCCGTAACCGTTGCGTACTTACCGATGTTGTTCCATGAGTCTACAATAACTTTATTTTTGTAAGCGCTGACTTCGGGATGAGTAGAAAGAAGGAAGGGCGAAAGCTCACCCTCCCATTCTAAAGTATCTCTTTTTCTCGCCGTGGTAATGATGTATAAGTCTTTCGGAGTACCAGACATTCTTACATAATTCTTGGTATCCAACTTGCCACCATTCTGTTTGTAGTAATATGACAATGCGGTTCGAGATTTGCCGCTTCCGACACCGCCACAGAGAATACAGCCGTTTTTCATTCTGTTGACAGCATCAAGTTGGTAATCTCTTAGAGATATACCTGCCATTTACATACACCCAAACATTCGCCTCAACGACCATGATGGAAAGAAATACATTGGTGTGAACCAATAATTTTCAGTAGAGTCTTTTTCGGTTATAGGTTCCGTGAGCGAATTACCTACTTTAATGTATCCGGCTACTCCAAGAAGAGATAGCTGAATATAACACATCAAAGCAACTGTCTGGTCGATGTCCTGTGCTACAACAAATACATGATCTTGATAGTTGTAACTAGCTTTTTCAAGTCGTTTTCTTGCAGCATGAATACCGGCAATTAAAGTTGCTCCAGCTCCACAACATGCGTCATTGATGGTGATGTAGCCCTCTTTCTCGATTTTCATAACAGTATCTTGCATCGTGACTTCCGCCATTAGTTCACATACATGATAAGGCGTAAAGAATTGACCATTGTGTTGATTACCGAGATTAAGGGACATATAAATACTGCCCAAGAAGTCTTGCTCTGGGTTTTCTTCCAAAGCCATGACCGTATGGGCAGCAAGTTCAGAAAACAGGGGCTGTTCCTGTTTGTTGTATTTTTTGATTATTCGCAAATATAACGCTTCTCTTTCCTCATAATGTTGCTTATCTACAGGATTGGATAAAGCACAAGCGTACATTACGATGAAGTCTCTCCACACATCCCAAGAGCGATGCCGATTAGTGAGCTGCTTGAACACTCGGAGAAATTCTTTTTTAGGATCGTTTTTTGATTTTTTCTCCGTGGGCTTTTTTTGCTCATCTTTTTTAGGTGTTGAAGCAATACCATCGGTAAGTCCTTTTGCTATCTGTTCACCTGTGTTGACTTGTCTCTCAATGTGTGGGGGAGTGACTTTTTTAGTTTTTCGTTTAGGCTTTTTCTTCTGCCAAAACATCAAATATCAACCTCCTTTTTGCATAAACGGTTGTAATGAGTTTTATTTACAACAGAAGTAGAAAAGCTCACTTCAGGAAAACTTTCCTGTGAGAAGCTGAGCGTAATGTAAAAATCCGTAATCAAATCAAGATCTGGATGAACCATCGTTTCAGCACGGTCAATGAGTTCTTGTCCAGCATCTTTTATCTGCTGAATAAGTTCCTCACGATAATTCTTCTTTTTGCTCATGTTTCTTTTCTCCTTTCGGTTAATAGAGAGCTGTTTCCTATAGCCTTAGGACATTAACTACTGGCAACAGCAGACACTCTCTATAACAGCTTAGTTCAGATCTTCATCATTCTCAGGGTTGAAGTTGACATCGTCGTCAGGATCATGCATCACCTGACCCCTTCTTGCATGACGAGCAAGAATAGGATCGTCCTCAACACGCTGGAACACTTCCAGAGTCTTGATGTACAGAGACTTACCACGGTCGCTCTCGTACTTATTCAGCACAACATTGACACGGTCAATCCATGCATAGTCGATGCAGTCCACGGACTCTTCATCGAGTTCAGTTACGCTGTCTTCGACAACGAGCAGAACCTTAGGCGGCCACTGCTTGGGCTCACCGTTACGGTTACGATAAGCCAGTTTGATGACCACATAATAAGTAGGAACGAATTCCTCCTCATCGCCCTCACGAGGCTTGGTCATCTTGACATTGAACCCCTCATCGATGAGCTGACGAGCCATAGCAATATCCGGAATTACCAGATTTGCCTTTCTCTCAGCACTGCCATACTTGTCACGGTTAGGATCACCGGAGAAGTTGGTGTTAAAGATGAAACGGGTATTTTCGATAAACAGATTGTTAGTTCTCATGGTTATTAGAATCTCCTTTCAGATTTTTGCGTTTGTCGCAAGGAAATGGACAAGTGTTGCATTCGTCTTCGCTTTCGATGCAACTCTCGTTCTTATAGTCATGATGAGCAAGGTTATAGAGCCAGAAAGCAACTAAAACGATGCCGAATATCATAAGGAACAAGGTTTTCACCTCACATCAAAGGGTGTAGTTTCCTCCTCATAGGGTTCTCCAGCCCCAAACCAAGGCGGAGTGTGGTCAGAAATAAACGGCTCATCAGCAACGAAGCGTTCGAAGTCGCCATAAGAAGACAGAGACTTAACCGCTTCATCGACCAAGCCGTTGTAATAACCTCGATCAATGTCGTCCTGCTTACCAAGTTCTCTGACCATTTCGGATTCGAGCCAACGATAACCCTTGGAACCTGTAGCAGCGGCATAGCCCTTTTCTTTGGTTTTCTTGTTCTCCGTTTCACGAAGCAAGACACCACCACCGCAACCGGGTTTAATAGGACAGAACTGACCGACCTTTCCTACGAAATGGTAGCAATGACCCTTAGCAATCATCTCGTCAAGTTCTTCATCAGATACATGACTCCAACGGTCAAGAATATCACGCTCACGCTTGGACAGAGGATTGTCGATGGTATCAGGCTTGGCTCGAATAGCCTTAACCAGTTCTTCATCCTCAACATTGACCAAATCCTCATTCATGTCGAGATACAAGGAAGAGGTCACAGACTTGGTTTCACACATATCCTCAAATTCAATGTTCTCTCTGGAGAAGAGCGTCTTGAATACATAAGGAACCTGGAACTGGGTACCAGTGGCAGTCCATTCTCCAGCGTGCTTACCGTCCTTATACTTCGCAATATAAACAGCATCGTTCACCAGACACATACGGTCGTATGTAGCCTCGTGTTCGAAGTTGTAGCCGTAGAGCTTGCCATACTCCATAACAAAATCGATGATTTCAGGAGTAGCATCCGGAATCTTAATCGAGTCTGTCTTAATATGGGCAACAGTAAAGCCTCGCTTCTGGACCTCATGCTTGAGGTTAACCATAAACAAGGCTCCGCGTTTAGCTACAA